CCAGTAGTGGTTGGTGACGGTAGGAAGTACTTGTTTCTGAAGCTGTTATTCAACCCTTTTGTTACGGAAAATAAGTCAATAGCTTCCTCGATGCCTTTTAGTATATCAGCAATACCCGTCCCCGCACCTCTATTTGGCTGTAGAAGCCTAGAGTTCTGCTTGTTGACTTGATTGTTGTACTCATAAAAATAACTATCAAAAATCTCCATCTGAGCTTGCTTTGCAAAAAGATTGAAGTCAGAGGGAGATAGATATCCGTAGTTGTTCTTATTCAGCACAGATAGAACCGTATTCCTTACTGTGTTAATCATCGAGATATTTTAAACAAAGATAAGCAAAAAAAAGAGGGACTATTGCCCCTCTCTTTCTCCTGTAGTAGTAATCAAGTTATTTTTTATCCAAAAGCCCCTCAAGCATTTTGAGCTCATCAATCCCGTCATCACTCTTTAAGTACTTTGCGACCTCCACATTAGGGTCGGCATTGAATGGTAACGACATCATCTTCTTCTTATTGGTTGGCGTGTAGAACCAAACCTCAGTATTCTCTTTTCTGAAGGACAGATACCCCTCATCAAAGAACTGCTGAATCTTGGCGTTGTATGTCAACTCTGGGTCTTCCAATGAATCTAGGAGTGCCTTCGGGTTGTTTTTAGCGAAGATGATTACATCTCGTCTTAGCTCCTTGCTGCTCAAACCTTTCATGTTCTTGCCAAATATCACACGACCCACTCTTTCTAACTGCGTCACATCAAGACTTCTTGCTTTGTGAGTAGCTTCGATTTCTAAGTCTAGAGCTTCTAGTTGTTCGGAAGCATCCTTTTGCTTGTCAACCTCAACAAACTTAGCCCCCTTGAGTGGGTGGTAATGAAGAAACTCTTGAAGAACCTGATTCTCCTTTGGTACTCGAAGAAACCCATCAATAAAAATTACTGGCTCAAGAATTACGTTCCCGTCCTGCTCGTCTTCAAATGGTGTCTTCTGGTTTCTGGCGTAACGAAGAACTCTATTCTCTCCCTTTTCCGAATCCCAGTACATTAAGGGGTGGTTAGGTTTGTTCTTTGTCGGTAATGTGTACGAAAGAGGCGAAATACCTCTCTTTAGCTTGTAGGACTTGTCTACAAAAATTCTTTTTTCTCCCATTTTATTGTGATTTTATTATGATTTAAAAGAAGGGAGTGTCCTCGAAGACACTCCCCTTTATTGTTACGTCTATCTTACGATTCGAAGATGAAGAAGTTGTTCGCTCCAAGCGTACAAACAGCTCTCTCAGAAAGGAAGTTCACTTCCATTGCATCAAGGTCGCTATTGGTCGCTCCTCCAGCAGAACCAGTAATCCACGTCTTGTAACGACGGTTCTCAGTCTGCGACGCTCGGTAGCGGACGTGTAGGAATGGACGCTTAGCGTTCTTTCCGAGAACTTGGTCATATACAGTTGTAGAACCAGCTGGCACTAACAATCCGTCAATCTTGCCAGACCCTGCGGTTGTATCCATGCCTCCACGCATAGTCGGGTCGTTCAGGTACTTCCAATCAGTCTTGTAGAAGTCGTACCCTCTTCGGAATCCTGAGAAACCAAGTGTGAGTGCCATCTCTACATCGTTATCAAACAATCCGAATGACGCTGAGTTAGATGAGCCTCCTGAAACATAACCGTTAAGAGTAGCCAACATATTGTCTACATCAAAACTAAATGCTCGGTCAAGGAAGATTGCGTTCTCCTCGATAGCCCCTTGCTTGTCAAGTCGAGATACAATTGTGTCCCATTCAACAAGCGTGTCAGGGTGACCACCACCCCAAACATTACCTCGGTTTCCTACAACGTAGAATACACCTTCAGAACCCTTGTCTCCAACTTGGTCGTTGGTTGCTTGTGTCGCCACACCAGATGCTGCTTCCGCTGGAACAGCCTCAGTCATTGACGTCTCTAAGTAGTCATCGAATCGAAGACGAGTCTCTGATTCTGACTTCAAGTACCATAGGTATCCTGAAGCTCCGTTCTCGGTTGTTACTTCAACCCATCCCATCTGAGCCATGTCTGAGCCATTGACTGAGTACTTGTCCTTAAGGATGATTGGAGAGTTCTCGAAAATCAAGTCATCCGCTTCAAGCGACCCCTGCATTCCGTTTGTCCCCTTCTTGAATTCAGAACCGTAAACGAATACGCTTACATCAGCATTTGCTACCCCTGTTCCTGTAGTCGCTAAACCACCTGCCTCGTAGAACGCTACGGTGAACTGGTCGTTCGATACGTCAACTGCGGTAACAATAGCCTTGTTAGAGCCAGAGCCGTCGTTCTGAGTAACCATAATTGTTTGACCTGCACGAACGGCAATACCGTTACTTGCAGTAAACGCTGGGTTACCCGTGTCATTCACTTGGAATACAGCAGTGTTGTCTGCTGCCGTAGCTGCCGTTCCTACTGAAATATACTTTGTGTGGAGTCTACCCTGCTCAGCCCATTTAATAAGGTCTGAGGTTGACGGTAACTCCGCTCCTACCATTCTCAGGAAGGATGATACGCTACGATTCCCATATCGCTCAAACTCCTTCTCGTAAGTATCTGGAAGATACTGATTCAAGAAGTCGAAATTGGTGATATAGTTAGTAGCCGTTGGTACTTGTTGAGCACTTGGCTGCAAGTCGTACGTTGGTGAGGCTTCTACTGCCATTTTTCTGTCTTTTTATGTTCGTTAATTCTTCTTTCGGCTCTTAATAACAAGTCCTTTGCTCGAGCCAGTGCTTACGGACTTAATTGTTTGCCCCCCAACCTTTCTTACCTCAGGTGCTCTCTGCTCAGACATACTAACATTCTTGAGCTTTCGCATTGAGTTGTCGGCTTGAGATGATTGCCCTTGTTCATAAAAGAACCGAGCAAACTTCTCTGGATTCATGGCTACAGATAGTGCTTTATGGTATCCTCCAGCGTCCTTCATTAAGCCATTCTCATCAAGGAACTTCCCTAGGAAATTCTGTGCGTCTGATTGGCTCTTCTTCAGTTCTGCTGCGTCTCCAGCTGAGAACGTAACCGTCTTGTCATCGTCAACTTTGAACTCAAAACCTTTGAACTCATTCCCGAAAACCTTGTCGGTCTGCTCCAAGAAAACTTCTTTTCTTCGCTTTGCTTTCTCCTCAAAGGATTTAGCACCATCTATATACTCATCGTAGGCTTTAAGTTTTTGAGAAACCTCTTCAGAAACACCAGTACCACCTGACTCAAGTGGGGCTTTGTACTTCTCCTTCTGCTCCTCGAAATGCTTTCTAGCCTTCGAAACAATTTTCTTCTTCTTAATCTTAATCTTCTTAATGTCGCTTTCGTCATCAATATCCTCGTCGTAGTCGTAGTCAGTCATTAAGGTGTCCACGTCTTCGTTATCAAGTCCTTCTTCGGTATCTAGGAGGTACTCTCTAAGTAGCGAATCGTCATCAAGACCTTCAATACTTCTGTTCAGCTTAGCAAAGTCGTTCCATCCTCGTCCCGTTTCTTTCTTAAACTTCATATAAGCCGCCACATCTTCTGGCAGCTCAGCCCCCTGCTCTGGCTCTTTGAACAGGCTATCAATAGAGTCTACGTCCTTGCCGTATTTTTCTTTCAGGTATGAGAGAACTTGGTCATCTCCAAATTCATTGCTCTCATCGACTTCATCGACTTCATCGACTTCATCGCTAGCTTCTCTTGCTAATCTTTCCGCTTCTTGCTTCTCTAAAAGACTTTCCTCTACCTCTTGAATTGATTTTTCATCAACACTAGAGACCTCTTTTACCTTAATTTCCATTGATTGTATTTTTTTACAAATTTAGAACTATTTTTTTTATACTTACCGAGGGTCGAACTCAGCTAGGTCGAAACCATCTAAGCTATCCTCGTTAGATTCAAAGTTTATCGGAGGAAGGTTGTTCTTTCTTTGGTTGATGAGCTTGCTTTGCTCCGTGCTCTGTTGACTAACCCTCTTATCTTTAGAGGCTTCCTTTTGCTCATCACGCTTTGAAATCATATCAGTCTCCATTCCTCTCAGCTGCATGTTCATTTGGAACTCCTCTTGCATAAGCTTAGATTTAAGAGCAGCCTCATTGTTCATCTTCTCAATGTCAAACGCCACCTCAGCTTGTTTCAGTTGCATCTTGCTCTGAGTCTCCATCTGAATCTTCTGCATTGCTATTTGAGCTGCCGCCTGTTGAGACTGCATATTGAGCTGAGCTTGCATTGCTTGCTGTTGAGCAGCCATCTCAGCCTCTCTATCCTGCTTAGCTTTTCTTTTCAGCTTAAGCAATTGGTTCGCCAGCTTGATGTTCCTTATCTCTCGGATGTCAATAGCATCCTCGATGTCAATGTTTTCTTTTGACAACGCAACTTGAATGTTCTGTTCAAGAAGAGCCTTCTGCTCCTCATCTGGGGATATCTCAATAAATATCCCGAAGTCATACAAGTATAAGTCCTTAATCTCATTAAGGATACTCACGTTGTACTTGCCAATCTTATTGATGAAGTCATCCTTGAAGTCTGCATACTCAAGAACGTCGGAAATCCTGTAAGAAACAGCCTCAGACATTGACTTGTACATATATAGACCAGCGTCCAAAATGTGCCTTGTTGCTGTGTTTGAGTTTAACGCAGCAAGCTTCTGTAGACCAACTAGAGAATTCGAGTCTGGTGTGCTGGCGTCACTAGCATCATTCAAACCAATAACAGACCTCATTTGGTCTAGGTAGTGGTTAAACGCCCCTATGAGCATTGTCATCTTGGACGAGCCTGCGCTTGACGTAAGTTGCTGAATAGGAACTCTCCCATTGTTGAACTCACCATCTTGTGTATAGCTACGACCAATAACAGAACCTGTCTGGAAGTAAAGCCTTAATGCATCCTCTGGGTTGTATGCAGCCCCCTGACCTAGGTCAATTTCATTGAGACCGTCCGCGTCGATGAAAACACCATCTGGGACAACCTTAATCATTACCTGCTGAATTTTAAGGTGGGTCATCTCAATGAGGTCGGCAAACGATAACATCCGTCTAACAGTTGACTCAATTACACCTTTATACATCCTAGGTGCTGACGCAAAAAAGTTAGGTATTGCGTGCTGAGAAGCTGACTTAGGTCTGCACATATTCTTAGCCATCTCCCACTTGATAATCTGGCTAGTGCCCATCACCATAACGCCTTCATACCAAACGTCAATAGTCTTTGACACCTTCTCGAACTTACCCTCATCCATCATTTCCTGAGGAGGGTTGAACGTGTCGTCCTTCTCAATCATCTTAATGTTTCCGTTCTCTGATACCTTCTTCTTGTACGTAAAAGTGTTGGTTGTCTTGTAGTTGAAATACAAGAGCGTCACAGTGTCGTTACTAAAGATGTCGTCGTCATAAAACTGAGACACATTATACTCGTCAGTCCAATTACTTCCACCCTTGGAAATCTCCTTTAAATCATCATCGTCAAGGCTTGGGTTTATCTTCCGAACCTCATTTATATTCACGGTCTTGACCTCTCCCCAATAGAAACAATCCTTGAAGTGAGGGTCTTCTGTGTAACTGTAAATTACGGTTGCTGGGTCTGCGTATGATATCTTGATACCGTCGCCAAGATTGAACTCATGCTTAGCCGTGGATATTCCTAGTACCGTTTGGTCGTAGTCAAGTCTTTGTCTTATGCTGTTCCAGTCATTCTCATCAAGAATAGTTCCGATAGCCGTTTCCTCAGCAATCTCGATAGCTGGTTTGTACTTAAGCTGCATATACAAAGAAAGTTCCTCGTCATTGTTCGGGAGCTCCTCTGGTTTCATGATGAATGGGTCTGCCCCAGTCTTTTCCTGTATCTTGGTAAGTATCGGCTTTGCGACCATCTGACCTTCGATGAGGTCTTGGTACTTGCTTCTTTTCGATTGAGAAAGAGCATCTTGGGAGTATGCCTTTGGTTTGAACAGTC